ATTAGATGAACGAACTAGTAAAAGTGTACAAACACAATGGAAAGATTTTGTTCCTAATATGAAAAAATCTTGGTCAAAGGGGTTATGGCTTGGTAATACTTCAATGATGCAGATGTGTGATTTTTTATATATTTTATCAATAATTTTGAAGAAAAAGGGTGAGAAGAAATTCGAGCATTTTATGACTGATCTGTTTTATTATGCACAGAAAAAGGGACAGAAGTGGGAATTTGGCCCATTTGGAAAATTATACTAAAACTATTATAAATATATGAGGAGATATTATGGCTAAAAGAGAAAAGATTAAAAAAGTGACTTCTATTGGACATTCTACTAGAAGCATGCCAAAGAATAAGAAGAAAAGAATAAGCTGGAAAAGATATAGAGGACAAGGGAAAGGAAGGGTAAGATAAGGTAAGATAATTAATATCATAAGTAATATCTTGATCCCCGACCAAACCCACAACACAGTATAACATAAAGAAAATAGGAATACAAGGAACAAGTTATGGCAGCAATATATACAGAGGGACTTTCTACACATAACAGACAATGGGCTGATCTGGATTTGGATTTTGTCGCTCATCCTATAACAAAAGACATTGTACGAAAGACAAATGTAGAAGCTGTTAAACGAGCTGTTAAGAATCTCATATTGACAAATAAGTATGATAAACCATTCCATCCTGAGATTGATGGAGGAGTAACCAGACATTTGTTTGGCCTGGCTACTGCTCATACGAAATATGATATTCAATTAGCTATAGAATTATGTTTGGCAAATTATGAACCAAGAGTTGTGGTAGATAATGTTGTTGTTGGTGGAGATATAGATGCTAATGGTTTTGATGTCTCAATTTTTTTCCATGTAGTCAATTCACCAGAGCCCATAGAAATTTCATTGTTTTTGGAGAGGTTACGATAAATGGCAAGCAATAAATTAACAATAACAGATTTAGAATTTGATGATATCAAGTCAAATTTAAAATCATATTTATCTGCACAGAGTCAATTTGCTGATTATGATTTTGCTGGAAGTGGTATGGATGTTTTGTTAGATGTCTTAGCATACAATACTCATTATATGGGATACTATGCAAACATGGCAGTTAATGAAATGTTTATAGATTCTGCTTCACTCAGAGAATCAGTAGTATCTCATGCAAAACATTTGAATGTTATACCAGCATCAGTCACTGCTTCTACTGCATACTTGGATATGACTTTTACTCCAAGCGGTTCTCCCCTTTCTTTATCAATTGCAAAAAACACAAAATTTACTACTTCTATTAGTGGAAGAAGTTATACGTTTACAACAACAGCTAACAAAACAATTTATCCGATTGCTGGTACCTATTCAGTTACTAATTTACCGATCAGAGAAGGCACAATTGTTAATAAAAAATATACTGTCAACTTAGCTGATACAACACAAAGATTTGTTGTGCCAAATAGAAATGTTGATATTTCTACTATTACGGTTCAAGTTCAAAATTCATCATCAGATACAGCAGTAACTACTTGGACAAATGCTAATGCATTAGATGTTACAACAATAACATCTACTCAGAAAGTTTTTTGGATACAAGAAGTGGAAGAACAAAAATATGAAATTTTATTTGGTGATGGTGCTGTTGGCGCACAGTTAGCTGATGCTAATATTATTTTTATTGAATATTTAGTTACAAGTGGTTTGGCTTCAAATAAGGCAAGTTCATTTACGGCTGTTGGAACAGTTGCTGGTTTATCATCAGCTAACTATACATTGACAGTTGCTAGTGCAGCTTCAGGTGGAGCAGAGATTGAATCTGTTGCTTCATTAAAAACAAATGCACCAAAATTATATCAAGCACAAAAACGTGCAACAACTAAAGAAGATTATAAAGCTATTTTACTTGGTGAAAGAAGTGATATAGAATCTATTACGGTATATGGTGGTGAGGATGCAAGTCCAGCAGTATATGGTAAAGTTTATATAGCAGTTAAACCAAACGGCAATACAGCATTTAGTGCAGCTACTAAAGATGCTATAAAAACTTCTATATTGAAAAAGACTAATGTAGTTACTGTAACACCAGAAATTGTTGACCCGATTTTTTATTATCTCCTAATTGACACAACTATTAATTATGATCCTGTTACTTTGTTGACGAATGAAGATACTTTAAAATCTCTAATAAGTTCAACTATTACAAATTACTTCTCAACGAGTTTGCAAAAGTTTGATAATAAGTTTAGATATTCTAAATTAGCAGGAGTAATAGATGATACGAATAGTTCTATACGCAATAGTAAAACATCTATTAGATATCAGATGCAGATTACTCCAACAACTTTAGCAGTAGCTGCAACATACACTATGGAGTTTAATACGACGCTAGCTAAGGGAACACTTACTAGTACTGCTTTTACGGCGAGCGATGGATTTACATATACATTGTTTGATGATAGTTTAGGAGTTGTTAAGTTAATAAGATCAACTTATACTAGTTCAACAGATAGTGTTGCTATAGATAATCCGGTGGTATATATGACTCTTGTTGATGGTTCTCAGAATCTTGGAACAATAGATTATACTACTGGTAAAGTTGTTTTAAATAATTTCACTCCATATACTATCTCGGATGGAAAAACATATATCAAGATGACTGTAACACCAGGAACTAACAATCAAGATATTACTCCATTAAGAGAACAAATAATAACAACTGATTCGACTGACACAGCTGCAATTAATATTACAATGGTCGCGGAAACGATAATCTAATATGGCAAGTAATCCAAACACCCCAATACATCCTTCGTTTGATGAACGAATATCTGTTCGTGTAGAAGGACAATTACCAGATTTTGTAAAACAGGATCATGCTACGTTTGTAGCTTTCTTGGAAGCATACTATGAGTATCTGGAACAAACTGGTAAACCATATGAAATTGTTGGTAATTTAAGAAATTATTTTAATGTTGATAAAACAGTTGATGATTTCTTACAGTATTTTAAAACACAATTTGGTAAAGATATTCCAGAGGCAGTTTTTGCTAATTCAAATAAACCGCATGTAATAAAACGGCTTCGTGATTTCTATCGTTCCAAAGGTAGTGAAAAATCTTTCCAGTTTTTATTCCGATTATTATATCAAGAAGAAATTGAATTTTATTATCCTTCTGTTGATATGCTTCGTGTATCAGATGGAAGATATACTAAAGATAAAATTTTAAGATGTATTGACACTAGTGGAAGTTCAGCTATATTTGATTTTACCGGTAAAACAATTACAGGTGGAACATCTGGTACACAAGGAATTGTTGAGTTGGTTCTTAAAGAACAGGTTGGTGTTTTTGAAGTATCCACAATTTATCTTTCTAAAGTTGTTGGAACATTTATTGACAATGAAACTATTACAGATGGAACAAATACGTTTACTCTGGATAGAATGGTAACAGGTTATACGATAACATATCCTGGCAATGGTTATAGTGTTGATGACAATATCCCAATAGTTGGTGGTGGTGCAGAAGCTACTGGCGCACAATTTTTAGTTGAGAGTTTAACAACAGGAAGTATTACTACAGCAAATATTATATCTGGTGGAACTGGTTATGTTGTTGGTGATAAACTGACAATTAATAATACAGATAAACTTGAGATTGATGGAAGGACTTGTAGTTTACTTGTTAAGACAGTAAACGCGGGTGTAATAACTGCGGTAGAGTTTGAGCATAATGGATTTGGGTATAAAAGTGTACCAACTGTTTCTGGTGGAGGAAGTGGAACAGGAGCTAGTGTTACATTAAGTGGTTCTGGTATTGGTGGAATTAAAACTTTGAAATTAGTAAATGGTGGTTTTCATTATCAAATAGTTCCAACATTAGATTTTTCTTCCTCGGGTGATGGTACTGCAACAGGTGTAGCAACAATTGGTAGTTATGAAAATGAAGCAAATACAAGATGGGTTGGTGATGACGGACAATTATCAGCTGCTAACTATATTCAAGATAGCAGATATTATCAAGCATTTTCATATGAGATTAAAGCTGGTAATACAATTGACAAGTGGAGAGATTATGTCAAACGAATAGTGCATCCTTCTGGACTTGCATTGTTTGGTAGAACATTAATTACGGGATTGCTTGAAACAGGAATAGGACTTTCTATTCCTCCACAACACAAATGGCCATATACTATTGTATGGCATGACGGAGATATTGAGCCACCAATACGACTCAATCTACAATTACAGCAGACAAATCCAGAATGGCCAGATGGAGGTCCGTGGCCACATAATGGACAAGCTCTTGGTTCTCAAATGGGACCTGGACATTCAGATTGGCATATTGTTGAAATAGATTTACCTATTTTTATATTAAGTATAACAGATGCAGATGATTGGTTGTTTGTTCATCAATCTCATACATCCCCACCTGACAATGAAGAATGGGGTTTAATTACAGATGGTAATATTTCTCTATGGGAAGATTGGGGTCAGAGTTCAGTTGGAGTAGAGGGTGCTTTGCAATTGGGTCCTTTGCGCAGACAAATAGACCGACAGAAATTTAATAAACAGGGTGGTTATAGTAAATCAATTAATATTAATACAGGCGAACATTTGGGTGGTGGGTATACAATATATCATTTCAAAGATGAAATGATTGCAAGATATATTACAACAGCGAACGAAAAAACAAGATTTACGATGAATAGTCACATAAGTAAGGTATAAATATTATAAATAATTATGAGGTAAATGACCTATGAATGAAGATTTTGTGAGAGTATACAACAATGCATTTGTATTGTCATTACATAGAATAGCATTATAAATAAATAAAAAAGGATTGAGATTATGCCAGCAATTATAACTAACGCATTTAGAACTTATAACGCAGATAATTTTATTAGTTCGTTTTCAACTAATAATATGTATCTAATGATTGGTAAGGCTGATAGTTGGTCTGGTGCTGATTTGGGTCAATATACGGAAGGCAGTCCTTCTGATACATCTATCCCGACACCAATAGATACGACAGTAGCACCTTTCATTCATCACAATGATATGATAGCTGCAAAATTAATTAATGGGTCTGATGTATCTCATGTTATTAAACGAACTGATTGGACATCAGGAACTGTTTATACAGAATACAATCATCTTCAAGATGACCAGATTGACCAGACATTTTTTGTGATGACAGATCAGTATAATGTTTACAAGTGTATTAGTAATTATGGTGGAGCTGCATCTACAGTCAAACCTACTGGACAAACTGCATCAATTATAGAAACATCAGATAATTATCGTTGGAAATTTATGTATGAAGTACAACAGGCAGATGTTTTGAAATATGTTACAACAGATTGGATTCCTATAAAATATTTGACATCTGATGATGGCACAGCACAATGGACTGTTCAGCAAGCAGCAGTAGATGGAGCGTTAGAACATATTGATGTAACTGCTGGTGGAACGGGATATGTAAATACTCATACAGGTACATCAAAAGTAGGTAGTACATCTACTACAATTAATTTAGCTGATACAGCATCTGTTACAGATGACATCTATAATAGTATGACAGTTTATATTTCTTCTGGAACTGGAAGTGGACAGTTGAGAGTTATTACTGATTATGTTGGTGGTGCTACAAAAGCTGCAACAGTTGCGACATGGACAACGACACCAGATACTACAAGTGTTTATGAAGTAATGCCGGCAGTATCAATTACTACGACAGAAGGTTCTGGTGCAGCAGCAAGATGTTCAAGTGTAATTGGTGGTATTATTAAGAAAATATCTATGTCGGCAGTTGGTACTGGTTATCGTTCTGGTACAGCAGTCCTTACTGGGGGTGGAGGATCTGGATGTACTCTTGAACCAAGAATCGGACCTAAAGATGGACATGGTAAAAATCCAAAGACAGAACTTGGTGGTGCATATGTAATGATAAATATTCGTTTAGTAGGAACTGAAGGTGGTGACTTTACAGTTGGAGATGATTTTAGAAAAGTAATTTTGATTGCAAATCCAAATGTAAGTGGAGCGGCCGCGACTGCAAGTACATATACAGGTACAGAGATGGATGATGATAGCGGAGAACAAATTTATGTAGAGTATCGAGCTCCAATCAATCGTGCGTCTGACCAAACTGAAGATGTCAAGTTAGTCGTTGAATTTTAATAGAAGGTAATAATATATGACAACCAATATAAATTTAAATCTTAATCAGAGCCCGTACTTTGATGATTATGATGAATCTAAAGATTTCCATCAAATCCTCTATAAACCTGCTGTAGCTGTTCAAGCAAGAGAGCTTACCCAAGAACAAACAATAATGAGAAACCAACTCAA